GGTGTTGGTACTTTTTTAATGTTAGCTCCCATGCTTTATGGAATGAGTTATCATGGATTTAAAGGTATTCAACGTTTAGGATACGAATTAGAAAGGCCAGAATTAGGCGGGCATCTAACTCTAACCACGGCAGCTTTTACAGATAGACAGCGAGCTATGCAAGCAATTCACAATTCCGAATATAATGGTAGAAGTGCGATAGGACAAGAGGCGTTCCTCCTCCATCGTTAATTTCAAATTTAAGGAGACTACCGTGGCAGAGATTAATATTACCAGCGACTTGACCCCAGAAGGAACAAAAATTACTCTTGACGGCAAAACGGGTAAGGGCAAACTCAAATCCGCATATTTTAGTTTAGAATATTGTATGCCTTGCTGCTGTTGTCATTGTAGTCCTTGCTCCTGCGATATGGAACCTATTCCTCATATTGTAGCCTCTTATACGGTAGAGGATAAGGGTGAAGATGGTACAGAAAAATGCATTACTTATCGTGTTTCCAAACATGGCAATGAGGATCCGGAAGCCCAAGACTCTATCCAAATGCCGAGTATAACAGAAGACATAATGATGAAATATTTATCCAGCAAGATGCTTGGACGAAAGAAAACGTAATACTTTATGCCCCTAAAACCTCCTACTAATCCAGCATGTATTCAGTGTCTCGCTGAACGCAGAAAACGCTTCGGTGATGAAGCTGCTATGTGTACATGCTTCTTCATTAAAGATGATGTATTAGAAGGGGAACCTGTTGATGGTTTTACCGAAGAGGAAAAAGATCAACTTCGGGATTTGAAAGACCCAGTACGCTGGGCCCAAAAGGTTCTTAATATTACTCCACGATGGTATCAAGAGTTAATGTTAAGATGCACCGCTACTCGTAAGACTTTTCGATGTGGAAGAAGAACTGGAAAATGTTTAGCAGGAGACACATATATCCATCTAGCCGATGGCAGCAGACAAAAAATCAAAAATCTAGTTGGCGACAATATTGATATTATATCTTTTGACGGAAAAAAAGCTTTTATACAAAAGGCCATCTGTTCAAAAAATGTAAATAAACGATCATATAAGATTACATTGTCATCAGGAAGAGAGATAGTAGCTAGTCACGACCATCCGTTTCTATTATATGGTCCAACCTGGAAACAATGTCACGAACTTAAAATCAAAGATCGGGTAGCAACAGAAAGAAAGGGTTTCTTTGGTAATGACGTAATGCTGAAAGAAGAAATCGAATTTCTTGCTTTCATAATAGGAGACGGTTGTTGTGCTAATGATACAGTAAGTTTCACCAATATTAATCCTATTATTCTTAAAAGATTTTTCGAGTTAGGACAGTTTTTTAATTGCGATATTAAAAAAGTAGATATTTCTTATTTCGTCCGTAGAAAACTTGGTACAAGTAAAAGAAACAAAAGCATAGAGTTTCTTAAAAAATATGGAGTTATGGGAAAATTATCCAAAAACAAAGTTATCCCTCCAGAAATATTTAAATTAAAAAAACAACTTCTGGCCTTATTTCTTAACAGATTATTTTCTACAGATGGTTGGGCCTCTGTAAATACCTGCAATAATAGAGGAGAAGTCGGGTATTGTTCTGCATCCAAGGAACTAGTTAGAGGGGTTCAGGAATTATTATTTAAATTTGGTATTCAAAGTTATTTAAAATTTAAAAAAGCAGTCTGTAATGGTAAACAATTTCCGGCCTGGCAATTATCTTTAACCAATAAAGAATCTATTAATATTTTTTATAAAGAAATAGGGATATTAGGAAAAGAAAAAGCGCTTAAAGAAGCTAAACAAGCTTCTGACGCGCTTCTTGGTGGACCAGAATTCACTGGGAAGGGTCAAACTGATACCATTCCTAAAACTGTATGGGAATTGGTTAGAAAACTTGTTGGTTCGAGGTATACACAAGATATTCTTGGGTCTATCCGAATAAGACCCAACTCTTCCCCTTCTAGATATAAAGTTCGCAAAATAGGCGAACTATTAAACAATCAAAAACTAATAGATGACGCATCAGCAGATGTAATTTGGGATAATATAATTGCCATTAAAGATGTAGGCGTAATAGAAACCTATGACGTTTCTATTTTAAATCAACCTAACTACGACTTACAGAATTTTAGTGCAGAAGGTATATTTGTCCATAATACCATTGCTATGGCTATTAAAGCCATGCATTTCGCTTTCACTAATAGCAACAAGAAAGTACTTATTGTAGCTCCAGAAGAAATCATGATTCATGAAATCTTCGACCAGTTCGTTAAATGGGAAGGGACTTGCCCCCAGATTGCGGCATCGAAAGCTAAATACGTAAAAGATACTATTACCTGGACATTACGAAATGGTTCTCGTATCCGTGGGCTAACAGCTGGTACAAAATCGGGGATGGCTGCCTCTTCTGTTCGTGGTCAGGAAGCCGATCTTATTATCCTTGACGAAGCTGATCGTCTATCCAATGCTGATATCACTACCATCATGTCTCTTCTTATCCATACAAACGAATACTCAGATGACATTAAAGAATTTATTGCTGCCTCTACCCCTACTGGTTTAGACACCAAGTTCAGAGAATGGTGTAGTAAACCCCGGTTTAAAGAATTCCACTTCCCATCTAGCCTTATCCCCGGTTGGAACACGCAGATGGAGGCTGAAGCTCGAGATGAGCATAGTGCCCCCAATGAGTATGAACATGAAATTCTAGCAGACTTTGGAAGTGCTGAAGCTGGCTTATACCCAAAACAATGGCTTTATCGTGCTCAAGAACTTGCTGATATGTTTTATGGTAATACTCTAGGTTGGGACTATGAATCCCAGCTTCCTAAGGCCGGCTGCGTTTACACGATGGGTGTCGATTGGAATGACAAAAAAAATGGTGTCCAAATAGTTGTTATGGAATATGACACTTCATATGTAACTCCTGAAGATCATAAAGCAGGAATTAGAGGGCGTTTTCGCATAGCTTATAGAGTTGGAATTGGCGGGACCGAATTTACTCAAAACCAATCAATGGAAAAAATCATAGAACTTAATCGTATCTGGCAACCCAAGGCCATATATGTAGATGAAGGCTTCGGCAAAACTCAAGTTGAAGATCTTCGTAGATATGGTATGGCTCATCCTGACTCCAAAATGCTGGAACGACTCAAGCCAAAGAATATGAGTTCCATGCACGAGATACACGACCCCGCGACCAAACAGATTGTCAAAAAGCATATGAAGCCTTTCATGGTTAATAACTCAAGAAGTTTCTTTGAAAAGAATCTTATTATTCTTAATCGCTCCGATAAAGATCTATTTAAGGAATTGGGCAACTATACTATTGACCATCAAACAATAGATGGCCGGCCTGTATACAAAGGAAAGGATCATATTCTAGATGCTTTTAATTTCTCCCTACTTGCCTTTACTATGGAATTTACTGATCTAGGTGAACCAATATACACTGCCCGTATGAGAGTCGGAGGTCGTTTCGGAGAGAAAAGCGGATCTACACCTGACAATGAAGAACCAGGTTATATCAGTGTAATTGACAAAACAGGTGAAGGAAATAAACGGAGTCTAATTGCAGGACCCCGCGTTATTCCCATAGATAACAAATCCTGGTTTCGTGCTCATAAGTTATGGGACCGTGGCAAATATAACAGTAAGCAGTTTACTAGACCAACAAGAAGGGTAATATGACACGCAAGGGCATCAATACATCTCATGAGAAAAATTCTCTTTATAGCAAGGTGCCCAAATTCACTCCTCGCCATATAGAAGATGGAACTATTCGTGGCTTAACGGGTAAGCCTCAGTCTGTTACACCCATCCCTCAACCAGAAATAGATATTGAACAACTTGAAAAAGATTATATTTCTCTCCAAGATCTCTTTGATCGTGTTGGTGCTATATTAGATACACGCGGGGAGACCATGAGACTTTGCTCGAGTCTCCCGCCCATCATACAAGAAAGATACCTACGCCAAAAACAAAAAAATGAATCTTGCTGGGCATTTTATAAACGTATGGTCGGCATTTCCCAGGACTACCCTCAAGAGGATCCAGACAAACTTACAACTTATGCAGAACGCCTAGCGGGAAATGGGAATGATGTTCTCACTGATCCCTTTGGTGGTACAAACGGTATTTGCTCTTCCTCAACCAGAAACATTTCTGACGAAGACACTCCAACACTTGGTATTGAAACAGACGATGAAAACTATGATTATGCGGCTCTCGTAGCAGGTCAACTAATTGCTGGTGGGGAAATATGTGACCCTGATTCTGGTCCCTATAGTGGCGAACAGCGAACAAAAGATTTCAATGAGAACCCAGGCAAGACCATTCTACTCCGTATGTTATTTTTGGCGATTCTAAGACTCATTACTTCTGCCATCTTCGCCATAGTATTCACTCCCATGAAATGGTTATTGAGAAAAATTAATGGTCTAGTCGAAGGGAAAGAACCTAAAAAGAATCCACTAACTGGGCTCCCCATCTCCGTTCCTATCCCCCCTACTCCTCCGGGGATAGGTACTGCTTTATCTAAAGCTGCCAGTTCAATTGGAGCAGCGCTTGTTAATGCGGGGAAAACTATAGGAATCGCATGGTTGTTTAATAAGGCCCGCAAGTTTGCCCTAGACTGGGTAGAAAAAGCAATAGCTGATGGTCCTAAGCTAAATAGAGACGTAGAAAGATTCGACGCCCTTGTTTTGGCTAAGCATGTTCAAGAGACTGCTTATTATTCGGAAGAAGATCAATGGCCTGAAGCCGCTATGCTATATGTACATTATGAAGCTCTAAGTAGACAGTACAAATCATCTCTAGGAATTTTTGATTACTACAAAAAAGAATCTCTTACTCAAACAGATAAAATTGGATCTTATATTAAAAATACGGCGACTACCGCCGCCAAAATTCCCAAAGATATGGCAGAAGTTCTCTTGCTTCAGAAAGACTACCAAGAATCTGCTCTAGCTAATATGGATAATTTATTAAGAGGAAGATTTGTTGATAATCTATTCTGCTGCTTATTCAAATTTCTTGGCGCTCAAGAACTTAAGTTTCTCAAGCTAGCCCAGGCTATCCTAAAAATAAGTCTAAACCGTAAGGCCTTAATGTTTGAGAGTCTAGACTCTGCTCTTGCTAATTTGTGGCGCACCATTGAAAAGATGCTCCTGTCTTCAATTCTGTCCATTTTATACAACCTTTTCGATGAAGTTAACGCTAAACTACGTAAACAACTTCAATTACAAGTGGACTCAGCGGCTTTTAAAGTTGGTGCCTGTCTTTCATGGAACATATTCGTTGGAAATTTGTTAAAATTTATAGGGGATCTTGAGCGAACCCTCCTAGACCTAGTAGTAGATCTCAATAATAGCATTAAATTGCAAACCAAATACCAAGTTGAGTATATTGATGGTTTAAAAGAATCTCAATATATACGCAGACTTTTAAAATTAATAGATGTCATCCTAAAGGCTCGTCGATATGGAGAACTTTGCAAAAACTCTAAAGTCCCGACAGATGAAGAACTTAGACTCCTTTTCAATCAGGTTCGTAACGAGTTTGATCTAGACGATGCCAAGCCAGGCGAAGATGTAAATCCTGGCACTTCGGGTCTTGATACTAAACGTGCTCAATTTGATGACTGCCTTAAAAAGGTTCCTAAGAACGAGGTTGAGCGAGTATTGGGTTGGATAAATAAACTTAAGGCTGATGAATAAAATGGGTATCTTTTCATTCTTTTCGCGTTTAGGATCCAAACCACAAATCAAAGACGTATTTGATCCTGCTCGGGTCAAGGTTCTTCGTAAGGCCCTTGCGAACAACCCCCCAACCACTACCCGCGGGACAATTGCGACTACGGGTGAAGTTAAACAAGATTACGATCTTACAGTTATAGACCGGTTTTCAGATAATGAAGGCTTAGTCTTTCAAGCTTTTGCTAAAGTACTCGAGAAGGCTGGAAATGGTGGGTATGAATTAGTATCAAAAGACACTGAAGCTGCGGCCTATATCAAACAACGGTTAGCAGAATCTGCTATCGTTACACAAAAACCTACATCCGTTCTTCTAAAAGAAATTCTATCCGATGTAATTCACTACTCTAACTGTTTCGTCTTCAAATATCGTGATGAAGAATTTTCCAGTGGCAAACCTATTACTATTGCCGACAAACCTTTAGTTCCTATTTCTGCATATGCTCGGCTTGACGCTACGGCAACGATTCCTAATCGGGATGAAAATGGAAACGTTAAAAAGTATGTTGTAAAACAAACTGCTGAGGGAGCTAGTGGTAGCAAAGAAAAGACAGTAAAAGTAGAAGATATGGTCCACTTCTTTTGCTATAGAAGTGAACGTAATAATCTCGGTACACCATTCATCCAACCAGTTCTAACTGATGTTCAGACACTTCGTAGACTTGAAGAAAACGTTGAGCTATTAGTCCATCAACATCTGTTTCCTCTCTATCAATATATTATCGGGACCGAAGATAAGCCGGCGCAAGACGAAGAAATTGAAAAACTAATTACTGATTTAGAGAACATGCCAACAAGTGGAGGTTTCGTAACTCCAGAGCGCCATAAAATAGAAGTACTAGGTGCTGAAGGTGAAGCTATTGATGCTTCCAAATATCTAGAATATTTCCAAAAACGTGTCATCAAGGGTCTAGGCATAGGTGAGACTTCGTTTGGTAGTGCGGCTGGTGCTTCTCGAGCTTCAGCAGAAACTATAGATCGTGGACTTATTGAAAAGGCCAAATTCTATCAACAAGTTGTGGAAGATTTCTTCAACGAATATATTATTAAAGAACTTTTACAAGAAGGTGGATATGAGACTTATGACCAAGCCTCAGCCGTAGAAGTAAAACTTGTATTTAACGAAATTGACGTTGACATGCGTATCAAGAAAGAAAATCACGCCATCAACAAATTCAATAATAATCTCATTACCTTTGACGAATTCCGTATGGAAGTTGGTAAAGAAGTTATTGATGTTACTAACACAGAAGAAGTAGAAAAACTATTTTTCTATATGTTCGGGCCTGCCAAGCTTGCTGAATACGAAATTCAGGTTAAAGCTTCAGCTGGTGCAGCAGCTTCGGTTGCTAATGCAGATCAACCAAGTAATCAGCATGGTAAAAAGTCATCTCCCAAAAAGACACGAGATGCCAACAAAAGTGTTATCACACGTTTAAAAAATTCCAAACTTATACAGTCGCTACGCTCTTCTCTTAGTCAGCAGTTAGAAAATGCCAGGCAAGACACCTTAGCCATGGTGAAACTAACTTCTGGTTCACCAGAAGAGACACATATTGAATCACTAAAACTGACCTTTGGCGTCCTCGAAGATTACACCATTCAAACTTCAAAACCCTATATTGATAAGGCTTTTGAAGATGGATACCTTTCTGCAGTTCCTGGAAAAGTCTTTTCCGCTAGACAGGCTATAGAAGACGCAACATCTAGACAGGTACTTGACCAATATGGGAAATATATACGGAAAACTGTGGCAAATCTACGAAAAGATGTTATAAATATATTGGGCCAATCAATCCCTAGTATGTCCGAGAAGTCCAGCGAGATTTCTGCGGTTTTCGATACTAGGAAATTTTATGTGAACTCCTCAATATCATCAGGTATAAGTCAAGCATTTAACTTTGGTTTCGCCGTCGCTCTCAAACGTAATGGCCACACCAAAGCAATAAATCGTGCTACTGATGAAGCTTGTGAAACTTGTAAGGCCCAGGATGGTAAGGAAATTACTCTGGCATCTATTAAGCCGGAAGACATTCCACCCCATCACGGTAGTTGCGAATGCTACCTTGAAGCAGTAGAGGAACCCAATGCCTAAAGCAGTTAAAATCTTTGAAGCCCTTAGCATTGAGGATTCCCTAGGCCAAATAACTGGCAAAGCTAAAGAACGCGTAGCCAATATGGTTCGGGATGCAAGAGGTAGTGATTCACCAATCGGTCTACTATCTGAAATAGCTGTAACGCATGGTGGAATTGTAAATGGAAATTTCGGGTACTATAAGCCCGAAAGACTAAACAAGTCGGTTCGGACATGGGTAGAGCCTTTTAATAAGCCTCTTTTAAAGAACCATGATTATCATACAGAACCACTTGGAAGAACGGTAGCATCAGTTTGGCGGTCAACAGTACCGTCTGTAATCCCAGATGTTAGGAACTCGATTCAACGTGCTGATTACAGTTTCCGGGGTCTAGGCCATATCCAGAACTTGGTAAGTGTTAGTGACCCCGATGCAGTAGCGAAAGTTTTGGATGGTAGATACCTCACCGTCTCTGTAAGTGGTGAGACAGACGAAATGACATGTTCCATCTGTGGTCAGAACTGGCTAGAAGATGGTCGTTGCGAACACAGATTTGGAAAAGAATACGAAGATGAAGATTCGGGCAAGAAAGATCTTGCCTACTGGGTTGGTGGGGATTTTGTCTGGGATGAGGTTTCTTTCGTTAACACACCAGCAGATCCTTTCGCTCAAGTTGTCACAAGAGAAGTAAGTGCAGATGCTCAAGATCAGATCATCCATACTTATGACTACAAAGACGTAACGATACTTAAGGCTCAGGTTGCAGACTCGAAGAATAGACTGATCAAACTTTATGCGATCAATGATTCTCTAGGCAAGGGCATTAAGCTTGACGATGAAACTTCCCTTGATGAGTTGGACAGATTATACGGCAAGAGAATCTTCCAGGTCCTAACAGATCTCAAAAAGAAGGAAACAAAAGTGGAGAAACCCGAGTTGACCCCAGTTAAGATTGAAGACCAGAAAACAGCTTCTGTCCCAACTCCGGATCCTGCTCCCGCACCCGCGGCCCCAGTTCCTGAGCCTCCTAAGGATGAAAAGAAACCTGAACCCCCAGTGGCTCCTATTCCCGAACCTCCTAAGGATGAAAAATTAAAAAATGAACCTATACCAGCCGCACCGATTCCCACTCCTCCAGTAGAGGATACTAAAATTAAGGCCCTCGAAGAGGAAAACAAGAATCTGAAAGATGAACTCCAGACTGAAAAGAGCGAGAAGGATGCTGCTAGCAAACTTCTTACTGATCTTCAGTCCCAGATTCGGAAAATGAAGATCACCCAGATACTAGATCTGAAACAGCGGTTAAACCTTGTGAAGTTTACCACAGAAGATGAATGCAAGGCTGCGGAAGATGAACTTCAGACCCGCGCTATTGAATCCATCGACGATCAGATTAAAGATCTGAGTGCTAGTCTAAAAGAGGCTTCGAAAGTGAAGCCTTCTACTATTAAGATTGGTGACTCTGACCCGGTTGCGGATACCGAGTTAGAAAAGGCTCTAAAAGTAATTGATGAGACTCCAGTTGCCGATCTGTTAAAGAGATATCTTAACGGGAAATGGAATCCGCGGTCTTAGTAATTCTTAGTAATAAAGAACGTAATACAAAACGGAGGTTTGTAGCAAATGGCTGAAACAGTGGGTACTTCTTCGGCTCTTCCAGTTCGGCAGTGGCCCTATGTAAGCCGTACTCGGCCTAACTTTCAGGTTAGCGAGTCGGATGCACCGGCAATTGCCTTAAAGCCCGCGGCATACCTTCCAGTAAATTTCATGGATATGAATATTCATGACTGGATCGTACTTCCTAAGGGGACCATCGTAGCACTTGATTCTGATGGGAATCTTGTTCCTGCTAACGGTGGCAATGCAACAACTGATACGTACACGATGAACGACGTTGACGCAGGCGTTAAGGATTCGAATGGCACACTAGCAGTTGTAGCGGGAACTTATACCCGTTCTGCTAACGAGCCTATCGGAGTCTTGATGGTTGATGCTCGTCAGGATATTCGGGGCCGATATTTGAACTACAAGAACCAGACAGACGCCCTGGGCATTCTTTGTGAGTATGTCATCGAAGTTCCTTATTTCACCTTTGCCGATCTAGGATCCCCAACAAGTGTTGCAGCAGGTGTTGCAATTGCTAAGGCCAAGATTGGTCCTATTGCCTATGCATCCGTGACCGGAGCTGCTGCCATTACCTATGGCGCAAGTTCCTTCATCGCTTTGCAGCCAGGTAATAAGGTAATGAGCGATCCGAACGGGAAGATTGTAAAGTGGGATGGCGTGGCTGCTAGCCAGGTCATCGGTACCGTACTTTCCATCGATACTGACTTCCCCAAAGATATGCTACAGCACGTCATGACATATCCTTACTCAGAAACGCCAGGCTCTGAGACGGGTGGTTTCCCAGCAGCACTGGCTTGGACCGGAGCAACTAAAGCTGCTCGTATCCGGCTAACGTTCTAATTGCGGTTTATCAGGAGGAGTTGAGACCCATGATTAATGACGAGAAGACAAAGCAGGAACGGGAGATCAAGGACAAGATCCATCGGGAAGTCGAGTTGGCTTTCCGTAATAATGGATTTGTGGACGAGTCCAATCGCTTCAAGGTCAAGGACCTCCTGGTTTCTACAGACGCAACCCTGTTCGTAAAGCAGACTATTGCGAACACGGTTATGGAAGCTATGGAGCCACGGCTGGTTATCAGTCCCTTGTTCCAAGTTATCCGCCTGGTAAGCGGGACCAGTATCAAGTTCCCCGCTATCGGTGCCCTAACTGCCGAAGCTATTCCTGAAGGCTCTCGTTATCCCGAGAAGTCCCTCGACCTTTCTGGGGGTGATCAGGTTCGCTTGGAAGTGACCAAGTATGGTCTCCAAGTGAAGATTACCCAGGAAATGATCGACGACTCTCAGTGGGATGTCATCGGTCTTCACCTTCGCGCAGCCGGCCGCGCTCTTGCCCGTAAGAAAGAAACCATCTGCGCCGAAACGTTTAATACGTATGGCCAGAAGGTTATCGACAACCTAGAAAAGTCTGCCGCAGTACTGGGCGGATCCTCGGGTGTTGATCGGACAGGTGCTCTTAATGGTGGAATGCACCTTGATAACGTATTTGAGATGATGGCCTATCTAGTTCAGACAGGCTTCACCCCCGATACAATCATGATGCACCCCATGGCTTGGGCCATGATGGCAAAAGATCCTCTTCTGAAACAGATCGCTTGGATGGCAGGCAACCAGTATCTCGGTGGCAATTTCTCCGGGACGCAGGGCGCTACCAGCTGGGACAGTTCTCCCAACTTCAGAATGAAGACCATTAACCCCAACGCAGCTACTTTCCAAACTGCAATCCCAGCAGGAATTTTCCCCTGGGCTCTTAAGGTTCTGGTATCCCCTTACATTCGTTTTATTGCTAAGGGTGCAGCCGTAACCAAGCAGGATGGAACTGCTCCTGGTGCAGTCACCGGGATCACTGATGGTTCTTCTCTCGCTGTTCGTCCTCTTACGGATATCACCGTTCTCGATAGTTCCGAGACCGGCGTAATCCTACAGAAGAAAGACGTAACAACCGATGAGTTTGATGATCCTGAAAGGGACATCAAGGCCTTGAAGATCATGGAGATGTACGGAACAGGTACACTCTCTCAAGGCAAGTCCGTCGTGGTTGCTCGTAACATCGCTATGGTTCCTACCTACGACTTCACCAATACTCTGTCTGTGTCGAGTGTTGCAGAGGTAGTTCGTAACGTCTGAGCCTAGCACTTAACCCTCTCTTTGCACCGGAAAGCCGGTTGGTAGGTCTCCCCTGCCTACCGGCTTTTCTATTTAGGGGTTCACCGAATGGCTTCTATTGTTTCCACAGATCCGATTGATCAGGCAGACGAAGTTTATATTCGCCAAAACATTGCAATAACTTTCGATGTTGACATGGATTCAACCACCATGACAGCCGAAACATTTATTGTGTATGACCAGGATTTCAATATTATTGATGGTATTCGGGCATATGATGCCACTAATCGTATACTTAGTTTCAGTCCAAGTAATCCATTCTTAGTTCGCCATGACTATATTGTTGAAGTAGTTGGCGGTGAAGATGGTGTCAAATCACTTCCCGATGCATGGGGTGATGTACAAGAATTAGTTGGGAACTATCGATTTACTTTTACTACTAATGATGGTCGTTTTCTTACCCCCCCAACAGTAACTATTCCTAGTGGTGTGCCTACTGATATTACTTATCCGTCAGGTGTTACGTATTCGACTATCTTCGCAGTTCGTTCTACGACACCTGCGAATGCCCAATGGGGTCTCGATCCTTCTGGTGTTTATCTTGATAGTAACGGCGATCCAACACTTAAAATCTGTTTTAATAAACCAGTTCGGCTGTCCTCAATAACAGGTTCGGGTGAATTGTGCGATCCTCATGGTATAACTATTATCAGCCAAGATGTATTACAGGATCCATTTCGTCCTATTGTAGATCTTTCATCCACTGGTATTTGGTCATCTGTACTATGGCAAGCTACATTTACATTTGACAATAACCAGGTGTTTGAACCAAACCGTGAAATCACTGTTACTATTCCTTCAACTGTTACAGCTACCGATGGTTCAACCCTTGCCGCGGATTATTCATTCTATTTCACCACCGAACTAGATCCTTTATATGTCGGCGTAAACCATGTGCGGTTAATGCCTGTGGGTCCAATGATTTCAGATATACCTGATGACACTATACTAAGAATTATTCACTCCAATTCTATCTTAGCTAATTGGTATTCTGCCGGCAGACCTGCGGTAATCCAACCCTTTACATCTAACCGTTATACGGGCTCAGAAGTAACCGTAACTAGACCAGCCTTTACTGTAGACCCAGTTACCGGTCCCCCCGAATATGTAAAAAGATTTGTACTAGCTAAAACCTGGTATGATCTTTTAAGAGCCAAGTATAATAATTATATCGACGGTATTATGTTGGGTGGTGGACCTGGCGCTGCTAAAGCTCTTGATGATCTCAAGATCACTCAAGGTGGCGGGAGCATTTATGCATCTACAGTTGGTCCCATTATCGAGAGTCTCGAGGGCAATCCCAAGAAAGGGATTAAAGGAGAGATTCAAGATTGGTTGGATTATATTACTGGCGCTGCCAAGTGGAAACCCGCACTAAGTTTCGTGTGGGGTCTCAATGATAAAACAAAACCCCAGGGTAGAACCAACTTTATTGGTACTCTTCCTGGTTTGAATCAAAAGGCTTAAGTTAAATGACAAACTTTTGGACCCCAACAACTAATCCTACCGGAACAGCCATAAGTAATACGTCATTATATCCAGGTGGAGCAACACAAGGGAATATCGACCTAAGAGCAGAACTTCATAAAATCTTATTTGGCGACATTCACCATCCTCCTCAAGGCCACAAAATTCTTGTTCGTCATATGACAAGCCAGTGTCCATGTATGATTGGTGGCACTGGTTCATCAACTTGGGATAGTGATATTGGGGAAAAACATAAAGAGCCTGATACGAAATGTTCAGTATGCCATGGCGAAGGTTTCGTATACTCCGATGTACCTTATACCGCCTATAGAAGTATGATAGGTTCCAAGAGCGGTTCTATTCTTGCCTCTTATGAAGAAACACCTCCGGGCATAGTAGCCATAATGGGATTTAATTATTTCTTTGAATATAGCACCCCAATAGCCGATGTGGACAAAATAGTAGAACTTAAACTAGACCTATCGGGTGGTCTCCCAGTTAATAATGGTCTTGCCAATCAGATTGAAAAGTTTAAGATAATACAGTTAATCAACTATCGAGCAGATAACGGAAGAGTTGAGTTTATAAGGGCAATATGCGAACGGGAGGAATGGTGAGCGGCATAATTCGTTATAAAACGCTCAATAAAAATGTTATAACCCATTATGATGTGGTTATAATATATATGGGTAAATCGGGCTCAGAGGAGTAAAATGGGCTCCTCTTTTTTTGGTGTCACTAATTTAAATGGTACGGTCCTCCCGACGACCCCACGAACACTTTCGTACCCGGATTTACCTCGGGTAAAGATGGACCGAAATGGAACCATTGAAGATTTTAGTACAATTACACTAAGAGCACTTAAGTTTTTCCAGGGGAATATCCTTAAAAGATCTAAGGATACCTGGGTACCTCTTCTGGTAGGTTATCCTCAGAAGAAAGTACACGAAGCCTCGAACTCTAAGGTGAGGAGTAGTATAACTAGTCTAGATGACTTTTACTTCCTGAATCCGTTTGCTGACCTTGTAACCTTTACACTTGAATGGCAAGGCCCAGCCGGCATGAACAAGGCATTCGGAACAGAAAAGCAACGAGGCGCACAGCATAGAGAGTATTTGTTGGTAGATGATCAGCCGGGTATCGCTTATGATATTGAAGGCCGGCCGATGGATAATCTGGTAAGATTCGACTGTTGGAGTTCAACAGGGAGAAATGCAGGGAACCTAGCCACTCGGTTTAAGATAATGATGGAATACATGAAAGGGTCCATCATTCGGCAAGGATTCAGACGAGTTGAGTTTTGGGAACGAGCCCAAGATAAAGATGTAACCAGATGGCGGGATGATATCTCATGTGTATCTTTGAGATATTATGTGGGGACCGAAGAAATCTCGATAACCCCCAAAACCCTGATTACACAGATTGATTGGGAGATGCGAATTAATCAAAACCCGGATGAAGAGCAAGAAGCCTTCCTCCGTGAAATTGCTGGGTTGTCGTCCAGCGGATACGTGATTACGCCTGAAGCTAATCCTTTCGTTTCAGGCATGAGCACCGGCACCACCGAACTCTTGGAACACCTCTAAAGGAGCATACAGATGGCCCGGACTGTGAATCTACCGGTACTCGAGACCGAATTGACTGATGGTGGCATTGTCATCAATGCTACAAATATGGCTACAGATGTTGTTATGGCCATAGGTTTTTCTTCAGCTCTCACCACACAGCATGAAGTTGCTGGTGGCACACGCCCTACGTATAGCGACAATCCCATCCTTCTAGCTAAGGGTGATGAAGCCGACTATATTTATGGTTTTGCGAAAGATGGTTCCACTCTTACTCAGGCCGTTTATGAACTATCGGCTGGTGGCGCTAACCGTATTTACACTGTAAACCTCGGCAAATGGAACTCGGCTGTGTTCGTGGATCCAACAACTGAGATCAGCTATGATCTGTTTAGCGGCACTGATATCATTGACAAAGAAGTATACCGTAGAGCCCTTAAGTATATCTATGGTGTTCTTAAGAACAAAACAGATTTCGACCTTCTCTTCCCTGTTGATGCTTATGCCTTTGACAAAGTTGTAGTGAATAATAGATCATTAAGCTTCGCCTATGATCTAGCATTCCATTGTTTTGAGATGAATGCCCAAAACAACGAAGTCATTGGTATTATCAACGTAGAGCCAGCTGCTTCTGGTACCCTAACCTATGTTGCAGGATATGTAGGAACAGCTCCTACCAAGAATACATTGGGTGTTATTACGGCCAATGGTACTGGCCTACTAGGCGAAAAGGAAATGGCTGGAGATACGAGTGGTCTCCCAGGCTTTATCGCTTCCAACTTCGCCAATGATTCTGTCAACTATGGCTTGCCTCCTCTTAGCGATGCTGAAATGCTAACAGATCGCAAGGGTAACCCTGTTGACATTGGTAAGTTTATCGAAGTTATAGCCATTGAACCTAATTTCGTAAATGCTGCATTCGCCAATGATGGGACTACTACTTATACAGGTCCTGGTGGATCTGCATATGCTGGTCTGGTTTCTAATCTTGCACCTCAGAGTGGTCCGACTAACAAATCGCTGGGTGGTGTATCCGGTTTGCGTTATAAGTTCTCAGAGCTTCAACTAGACAATCTAACTCAGAGCCGGCCAGATCTTCTAGAAGGTAGTGATCTAGGCCACGTAGGTCATGTAACAGCTAAGCAAACCAACCGCGGTGTAGTTGTGGTTGACGGAGCTTCAGCTGCCAGACCTGCTTCTGACTACAGACGCACACAAACGATGCGTATTATCAATGCCATCAAGAAAGTGACCCGTAATATTGCGGATCCCTTTATTGGTGAACCTAATAGTGACGCTATGAGAGCATCACTCAAAACCTCACTAGATAAGGCTTACCGGAAGTTTGTTGGCAAAGGTATCAGCCAGTATGACTTCCAGGTTATCGCCAGCTCTATTGACCGGGTTCTTGGCAGAATGTTAATTCAGTTGTCCATTGTCCCTGACACTGAGACACGCAGAATTGACTTCGTAGTTAATATGTCATCGAGCCTTTAATTAACTAATAACCGCACTTATAGGAGCGGAGAACAATGGCAGATCTGGAGGCGAGTACCTTAAGGTACTTGCCTCCAGGTCCAATTATGAAAAGATGTTCTGCTTGTAAAATGCCCAAGTTTCTCTCAGAGTTCTATAGTAATAACTCTAGAAAAGATGGATTATCTCACGATTGTAAAAAGTGTAATAAAGAAAGATCCACTTCTTTTAGAATAAAAAGTCCGGATAAGGTAAAAAAATCTTTACATACCTGGTATCAAAATAATAAAGGGAAAGTTAGACTCAACGATAAAAAATGGCGGTTGGCAAACAAAGACAAAATAAGAAAAGCCAGTCTTGTCTGGTATAACAATAATAAAGAGAAGATGAGATCCAGTCGTAAAAAATGGGTAGCTCTTAATCCTGAGAAGCACATGGCGGGGATCAGAAGATATCAACTCACACATCTTAATGCTACGCCACCTTGGGCTAAAGAAATAATGAAAATATACACCTTACAAATGTATAGAAAAGCAAGGGAATTGACAGAAACGACAGGAGTTAAACACGAAGTGGATCATATTCATCCATTACGAGGAAAAAATTTCAATGGTTTACACCTGCCATGGAACTTACAAGTAATTTCGGCTTCTGAAAATAGAAGTAAGGGTAATAAAATAACTGAAGTCCTTCATAGTTAAGGAGTCTTACCATGGCTGATCTTACAACAAGCCAGTACACTAGAACCTATACCTCCTTCTCTGGGTGCGATATGGTAGCTCATATCGATACTCTTAGGATTGGAGAGATCCAAGGTATTTCTTATTCGATTACGAGAGAAAAGGCTCCCATCTTCGTGATGGGTAAAGTCAATGCTGTCTCGTTTTCGAGAGGGAAGCGTGGGATCGCCGGAAGTATGGTGTTTATTATATTTGACCGTGATCCTGTTCATCAGATCGCAGCTCGGTCTACTTATGTAGCCAAGTCTGATGAAAATGCGGTTCGTAGACATGTGTTCGGATTGCCGGCTGTGCCTGTTGATCAGGTAGACCAGAACGTTATTGCTTTCCTGGCCACCCCTCAGTATGCAGACGAAATCCCTCCGTTTGACGTATCGCTAACGGGCGCTAACGAATATGGGCAAATTGCCTCGATGTCAATCCTGGGAGTGGAATTCTTGAACGAAGGTTCAGGAATCTCAGTTGATGATATTGTTAATGAAGCTGCATTCACCTATGTCGCTCGTGAGAAGACTCCTCTTCTACCCGTCGAATATGGTGCAACTGGCATCGACATTATGGACCTCGGTGGGTCTGTTAACCTATCCGATATTCCTGCGCTGGTTGAAACTCAGACTCCATAACTTCTTATTACCGGTTGTGCAACCGCCTGGTGTATCCCCTCCACTGGGCGGTTGATCTTTCCTTCCTGGAATACCCATGGCTGGCTTCCCTTCAGATCTAGATCGTATCAACGATCCGATTCTGCCTACAAGCAGATCGAATTATTTTGGTAGTACTAATAGTTTTTCGGGATGCGATATCCGAGCTATTGTACATACCGATGATGGGAATATTGTTACCATTGGGAATCTCTCTACATTAACCTATTCTGTCCACCGTGAAAGATACCCTGTTAGAGCTTTAGGTTATAGATATCCAAAAGGCTATACAGCAGGTGGAGTTACAGTAGCAGGTACAATGATCTTCGCAGTCTTTGATCGTTATGCTCTCTACGATATTGCCAAACAGAAAGCTCGTCTGGATAATGGGATAGGTGAAGCAGCCTATTCTCTCCAGGGTCACCAGATGGCTCCATTTGATGTTTCATGTATCTTCATTAATGAATTAGGACACCAGGCCAACCTTAACATATATGGTGTACAATTCGTCGATGAAAGTCAAACTATGTCAGTCAATGATATTTATATTGAATCTTCTCATAGTTATGTGGCAGACGATATGGATGTTATGTTCCCAGGGTTAGAGGGGAAACCACTTCGGGCCACTAATCTTATGGTCCCTGAAACTATTTATAAATTTGATACAGTTACCGGCCAGGTACTTACTTCTAATACTATCTACTAATACCGATAATACCGACTCGATATAGAGTAGTATTAAATACAGGTCGCATCATAGGGTGAAGTAACGACAGGTGATCTTGAAAGGGATGTAGCCACTTTCCATGCCTACCGCAAGTAGGTGATTCAAAAGGTATCCATTCCCAGTACTGATATGCATTGTTAGCTAATAAGAAATTATCAGAAAGTTGTTTCATCAGAACAAAGGTGATGTCATAAGCTATCCAAGGTTCTTTTGAAGGTAAGATTTCATCATAATCAGCGATTACTACTCGTTCATACTTCTTGTTTTCTTCCTTGCTCATCCGGTAACCAACTACAACAGCTCCAGACTGAGTTTTATAGACAGCATACATGACATTGGACTGGAACCATCTACGCGCTAGAGTCTTCGACATCCCATTTGGAGACGTTGGATCCCCACCCCCACCTCCGGAAGTAGATAGAGTACTACCAAGCCAAGGCAAGGCCTCCAGGATGGTGTCAAAATTGAAGAATAAGGCCCTTTTTCCGGGACTTTCTTGGCTATAGATGGTTCTAGTGAAGTCAGCGTATACCTTAATATCGGCTTGGGCATTAAAAACCGTTATAATATATAGGGAAACAGCGATAAAGAAAGCTTTCATATGTCCTCCAGGACCATTTTGCTGACCTCAGCAATATGGTATAGCAAAAATAGGAGAAAGTCAAGTTGGGTTCATCTAGTTGGCTAAATACCCTATTCAATAATGATAGGTTAACACTTAAACCAACAACCGAATCTGATACATCAGGTATTGGTTTCAATGACCAGTCCAGAAGTTCGGGCGTTGAAAGATATACAACTGACTATTTCTGCGGTAGTCAAGTAGCTATATTCTTAGGTGACATCTGGCTTAATGAAATCTCAATGATCCAATACCAGATGGTACAGAACAAACGTCCTTTCTATGGATATAAATCCCAGAAATATGATTTAGTGGCGAGAGGTACTCAGTTAGTAAATGGTGCCTTCTCAATGAACTATACTCATACTAACTTCCTGAATATGGTTGTTAGTAAATGGCTTGATAAAGATCACTCAGTAAGTCGTGCAGGAGCTGATGGGACAGTTGACGAGGCTTCAGTCCAACAGTTCCTCTTAGATGTCCGGAATAAGAAAGTTAGTCTTAGTGACCTAGACTATGTAAACATTCTTGACAAAGAAACCGCGGGCAAAACCGCTCAATTGGAGTTTGAGGATAAAGTATCTATCCTCGAGAGCTACTTTTGGGGCCTAGACTCCAAGACCCAACCAGAGAAAATGGCGGTACTCCCTCCCGATAATCTACCTGGTTTTGATATAATGATTACCTTCGGGAACTATCCAGGTGACCGTAGAGTACAGGATGAGTACCTCAGTAGCCATACAGTTAAGATTATCAATGATGTTCATATAACTGGTCACTCAATCCAAGTAGCCATGACAGGGGAACCTATCCAGGAAGTCTTTACTTTTCTAGCAAAAGGCGTGGATACTCCTCTTACCCGTATACCCAAACGTCTGGTAACTCAGATGGGTGAATAGGCTTGACATAACCATTATTTAATGGTAATATTATAGAGTTAGTAAACCTAGGAGGCAATTGCAATGGGTGATGAACTAGACATTGAAGCACTAAAAACGAAACACGGTAAGATCTTCAAGGTTTCGTTTACTCCGGATGATGTGTTTTATGTACGCCGGCTTAAGAGGGCTGAACACCGTCGGATTGACAAATTGACTGAAGAGCAACCACAAGAAGAGCGTGGCGATTTTGCAATGTTAAAGATCGTCGAAACAACTCTTCTCTGGCCCAAGAAAGACAATTGGGATGATGATCCTAGTGGATACGTCCCAATGCTTTCTAATAAGGTTCTAGAACTAAGTGGATTTACACAGAACATTCTTACGGAACCAGTGTAAATTTACTAGCCTATCTCTTCTTAAGGGGCCGGGTTCTCACACAGGGCCCGGCCTTTTGTTTATGTGGGGCTATAGTTAAATGGGATAACTTCTGCTTTGCAAGCATCATGAAAGTTTGTTGTAAAGACCATCCTTAGCCAAATAGTGATCTTCTTGATGACAGGTTGGACATAGGATTTCAAGGTTTTCTATAACAGGGTTCTTACGATTTCTATCCTTGTGATGGACTACTAGAACACCAGGAATCTTATTATATCCACAGCGATTACACTGCTTTGGATATTTTCTAAAAGCAACATCTCTATATTCACTATGTCCGTTACCGTAATGTGGAGGTTGAATGGCTAAGATGCCACCGATGCGCTGACCTTGATCCTTATGCTTGCGACAACAGAAGTAGATAGAATGCTTTGATAGCTTAAGCTTAGAGGTATTCTTGTAGAATGGCTTGTTACAAAGAGCACAGTTGACGTTTAGCTTCGGCTTTTCTCGAAGAGAAGCACCGTATTTTGAGGAGCAAGCTAGAGAGCAGAATTTTCCTCTGTTTCTCTTTAGTTCTTTAAGAGGAGCCTCAAAAACTCCTTGACAGAACTTACATCTTGATGTTAAAGTCTTCATGTTGCACCTTGGGGGTATAGTTTACTTGGGAAAACAGGATCCTTGCACGATCCGAAACTCAGTTCAAATCTGGGTACCTCCACCAATATTCTAACATGAAAGTAGAGATTTTCTACATAAGAGTTGCAGGTTCAAGCCCAGTGGCTCCACCATATTCCTCCTCGGATTCAAAATGACTCTATCTCTTAAAGAAGCCAAACTAGAACTTCTCTCAAAATATAAAGATATACTAGAATGGCCGACACCAGAATCTGGCATCACTATTCTATTCAGATTAATGTCAAAATCAGAACTTGATGTATTTAATACTTTATGTATAAAAGAAGAAGTAACATACGAAGCAGAAAATTTTATTCTTGATAACATTATCCTCTACCCACCAAAAGAAGTACTAGATGATAAACTACTTGAGGGGGAAGTTAAACAATTAGTACCTGTTGTAGTCCAGGCTTCTGGTTTTATGGGGGTTGATGATTTCCTTAATGAACTTAATCTTCAACGTCATATGGTTACATCAATGATGGGTCAAATGATGGCTTTCATCTCTCGAGCATTCCCTACTTATACGGTAACTGATCTAGAGAACATGAACTATAAGCAATTAGCTAGACTTATTGCTCTTTCCGAATCACTTATGCAAGTAAAGTTTGATATACCAGATTTGACCCAAACACCCAAAAACATTTTGGAAAAGGGCCAGGAAGCAAAAGCAAAACTTACTCCCGAACAAATAATGGAAGCTCGTAAACGAGCTGAAGACATTATACGCGAGCATCATGCCTCTACCAAATAGTTTCCTAAAATCAGCAGGAATAGGACTCACCTCCATAGCAGGTTACCTCGGCCTCAAGGCCGCGGGTCCTAATATTAATAACGAAGCTCCTGCTGCTCCGTCTAAGTCTACAATCGGTATCGGTGCCGCCACTACCACAAGTGTTCTTGCTGCTACTTTTTGGGCCCAAGCTAGATATAAAAATCCATGGATATCAGCAGTTGGAACTGCTATCGCTGTTGGTGGCGCTTATGCCACAACTCGTGGCTTTCAACAGAATCAACTAGATAACCAAGCTGATTCATCTCGTCAACCCCTTAGTTCAAGTTTGCTTTCATCTGCTCTTGGCCTTAGTTCTCTTTACTATGGCGGCAAAACTGCTATGCCCTACATGGCACGTTCACTTGCTCGCCTTGATACTCAAATGCGTCCATGGGCTAAAGCTCTTGGCCGGAGTATAGAAGATTCTCGTCTTGGTAATTTAGGGGAGTTTGGGAGTATATTCCAAGAAAACTTTGCCCAAGTTAAAAACGCAGCTTCTACCGATGCAGTTCGTTTCCCCATCCAGAAACACCTCGATCTCATATACCAAATTAGAAGAGAGATTTCTAATACGGAACTCTCTGCCATAGGGCAACGAGCAGCCGTAGAAGATCTGGTTAAAAAATATACTGTTTCTGGCGCAAACGAAACTATCAATGGGATAAGATCAGCTACTCTAGCTGATGCATTAAAGCATGGTAATATCCAATTTGGCATTCAGCCATTAATGCGGGCTGGCCTAAATCCAGGTCAATTATCCTTAGGTAAGAATGTTTTATATGATACTCAAAAACAAGCCATTCTTAATCTTAATAAGTTCAGCGCCGGCAATATCATAAATACTACCCTAGCTGGTTTAGTTAAACATACAAAACTTCCTATCCTAGATTTCAATCCTCTCCAATTATTCAGACCTACAGAATTCTCAGCGGCCCTTAAACAGGGGACTAAATTCATGAAGTTCCCTGCAGGTTCTTCTATCGGACCTGGTATCAAAGCAGGTAAGGAGGGGGCTGCCTATATAGGTGGCAATCTATTCGATATTAATACAGGCAAAGCTGTTTCGTCAGGTGGGTTCTTAATAAAGACTGGATCCTATCATACACTCGAGAGTGGAGAAAGAGTTTTCCGGGAAAAGACCTTCGGCCGTGTTATGCGACAGCGCCAAGGTGCAATGCTAGATCGTAAAACACCTCCTGGGAAAATGGATCTAGGTCATGTTTTTGCTAACCAACCTACAACCAAGATGCAAAAGATTCTAAATTGGTTTGAACTAGATGTCCCCTTTATGCATCAAACAGGTTTTTCTGAGTATCCATCTATCTGGGAAAGACTCTGGCAACCCATCAAAAATAAAGAGGGTACTGGAGGCATCTGGCAATCGCTTAAATCTATAGGGGAAGCAGCTGTAGGCACAAGCGAAAATAAAGCTTTCGCTTCTAAACGAGGTAGTGTAGCTAGTGTTTTCCCCACTATAAAAAAGGAATTCAAAACTGCTAGTGGGAAAATCTCTACTTCCGAGTCGGGTTTTGCTTTTCTGCCATATCATGATCTCCCTGGTACCGCGGCCTTCTGGTTAACCGAACGGCCAATGAGACTAATGGAAGCTATTGGATTTGGTTCTTTTGATCCTCGTACAACTAAATCTGCCTCAGATGTAATGTGGAAACTCATAGTTAAGCGTTGGTTGCCTGCTTATACAGCCTGGAAAATGCTCCAAGCTACTAATGATGTTTCTCACTCCCTATTTAATTATGGGCCACTAGATCTCCCTGCCGATATACTGGCCGCATCCCAAGTCGGGGCAGCCTATCTAAGAGACGTTACTGGAGTTACCGCGGGTGTTAATTATCTTGAAGGCTTAATGCCTGGATCTGTTAATTCTTCTGGTATGTCTATTCTAAGAGGGGCTGGTATGCCCCTGGCCATGGGGGCTAAATATGGTCCTCAAGGCCTAGCTATCGGAGCTGCAGCATCTTTTCTACTTGGAGGTACATCTACCCAAACACTTGGAAAATCTGGTGATGAGATTCAGCAAGAGTACTACGGTCAAAAACGTGTGCCTATTAAAAAAGGCCGGTGGTGGCTACTAGGTTCCAGTAGGTTTGAGGGGGATAAAGTAACAAACTTCTCTCCTAATTGGTATCGTCGTATGAAGTCCCGATACCAATATACAGATGTACAATATGGATCTGAAGGGGAATATTGGAGCAACTTCTTTAACCCTAACCACTATGCAATCAAACATTACAAAGATAGACCTTATCCATTAACAACTTCGGGTGCAGAAGAAATACCCTTTATAGGTCCATCTATAGCTGGTATGTTCTCACCCCCTATGATGATGCACGGAGACTATTTAAATGGAGGCGGGGCTTATGGAGAAAATAACGGCATTACAGGCGCGGGCATTGGCCCTGGAGGTATTACGGGAGGCGGATCAAGCCCGGGCGGTGTTCTTCCGGGCGCAGGAGGCTCATTTCCGCAACCTTATGGAGGAGGATTTATTGCAGGAACTCCCGAGCAGGGTATCCCCTACGGAACCATCCCGGGTCTGGGTGGCTTAGGCCCACAAGAAGCTATTAGTCCTTATAGTATAAAAGGACGAACTGGTGAACAAATATATCGGATGACTGAATGGGGTGGCATTTATGGCTTCATGCTAAATGCTGCCAAAGCCCGTCTTACTGGTGACCAAGACTTTTTCACTCAACCCCAATTAGAATCAGCCAATAGAATTAGTTCAGCGGAACGAGCTTATTGGCAAATGAACCTTGGGGATCCAGGATACACAGAATTACTAAGACGCTTTATCCCACACGAACGCCACCAAATTGAAAAGTATAATCCTATTCCTAACCAGTCCCCAGCCTGGTTGCCAGGCCAGGAATATTTTAAAAACTTTCAAACTGGTGATCCGTTTACAAAAGCTGGCGATTATGGCGAGATAAGATTGCCTGGTGGAGCTTATGAGAAGTTCTACCAACCTGGCGCTGGGATGCTGGATGCTGCCAATCAGTTAGGTATCTACAATATGGGAGTAGCCAATACTCCATCTAACTATTCAATGTTGGACATTAACCGCGTTCTTGCTGATGTTGCCCCATATAGTCAGCAATATAAATACTCAGCCCAATATATCCAAGCAATGGCTAAAGCGGGGATGCTTACACCAGAAGGTGATACCGAACGTAAACTCATTAAAAAAGAAGTAACTGCCAAAAAGAAAAGATATAACTTTATATCCAGAAGATTTACCGAAGGTGCGCTCCAAAATGAAACAATTACAGTAGGCCAATATCTAGGAGCAGGCCGGTTTACTACTAAAGAAGAACCAGGGACTATATTTGATCTGGCTGGCCTCAAGACCATCTCTCCTGAGGGTGAGGCCTATATACAAAAAACCATCAAACCCGGGGAATCTCTTACCGTTCAAACACTAGCGGATCCCCGGTATCGCAAAAAGACATCTACAACTATTCCTACGGTACCCACTCTTGTAGGGGGTCTCAATCGAGATCTCCTAGAAGGAAAGATGGCCGAGTATAAACGTACAGGTCCTGGCGATGTTTATGCCGCTCTTAATATGCCTATTCGATATAACCAACTTGAACAAGGAGCTGGTAGGATTTGGGAAGGGCTATCTCATGCTGGTACACCACTTAATAGCAAATTTATGCGAAATTGGGATGCCTTAGAAACTTATGAGAGAACTCAAGTTTATGGGCGTGAATCAGCTGACTGGATGCACCCAGTAAGGGACTTCCTAACTCCTATGTGGCATAAAGCTGGAACAAGTAATCCACTAACAGCTGGGCTTATTGGAGGAGTCGTTGGTTCACTTTTCGGCGCGACCAAACTTGGTAAGGTTGTTTTAGGTGGTGTAGGTGTGGGTCTAGGAATTACAGGAAGTCTTACGCAAAGAGGGATACCTAAATATAGACAAAAAGAACGGGACATAGAACAGTACTTTGATATCCTAGAATATCTTAAATATCAGAGACTATATTCTTATGCCCGCGGCCGTGCTATACAAGAAGAAGGAATGGATCCCGAACTTCTGATGAAATCTGTCGAAGCCTCTCGAGCTGCAAGAAAAGAAGTCAGCCGAGCGATAACAACTAAGTATGGGTTCTCTTCTCTCGATAAATTAAAAGCCAAAGCTGAAGGAGATGAGAAAAAAGTTGAACTTACTTCAGCAGAAAAACAAAGTCTAAAGGAAGCCCAGCAGTTTCTATCTTATCAAAAATGGACAGAAGATGAAGCACTCCGCCTAGCCTCTGGTGGTTATACCGGAGCAACCCTAGCTTATAGACAGAAAT